GATATGAAGATGTTAAAGAAATTTTAACTTTTCAGAATCAAGGACAAACTGTTGCTGATGATGCTTTAGCAAAAATGGTTGAGTTGCCTCAATCATATTTGCAAACAGGCATTGCCAATGACAAAGCTCACACTATTTCGACATTTCTCGAAAGGCCAATAAGAATTTGGTCTGGACAAATGACAAATAGTCAGGTAGCCAATACGGTTATCTTTTCGACATCTTTTCCAGATGCTCTTTTATCTGATCCCATGTACAATGAGAAAGTACGTGGGTTTGTTGGATTGAGAGCAAATGTTGAGGTGACTGTGCAAGTTAATGCACAAAAATTTCAGCAAGGGCGTTTAAGATTGCAATATGTTCCATACGCTAAATATCTAGTAGATAAAGAATCTGCCTTAGGCACAACTTTAACTACGCGTGTATCCTCACCTGGTGTTGATATTGATATTTGTGGTGGTTCCAATCCACAATCTCGAATTGCTCAAGCTACTTTCATTATTCCCTATGTTTCTCCACAATTGTACTTTAATTTAGTAACAAATGAAGGTACCATGGGATTGATAAATCTATTTGTATATAGCCCTTTAGTTTCTGCTACGTCAGAATCACAGAATTGTGAGGTTACTATATGGGCGCGATTTCTCAATCCTCAATTGGTATTTCCCACTAGTGCTAATACGCATTTTGCTCCTACTTTTAGGAGACATATTGCACAAGTGCGTGGGGAAGCTAAGGAAATAAAGCAAACAGGTGTAATTTCTAATACTTTGGGAAAGGTAGCAGAAACATTACACACTGCTTCTGATATTCCTGTCATTGGAAAGTATATGGCTATTCCTGAATGGATTGCAAGTGGAGCTGCTTCAATTTGCAAATTATTCGGATGGTCTAAACCAACAATGGCTATGGATGTCAAACTTCGTACCACCAATTGTATGTCTAATTATAACGGGAAAGATTCTAGTCATAAAATGGCTTTATCTGCTGATAATGAGATAGACACTCCCTCGGGAATTGGTGGTACTGATTTGGATGAAATGGCTCTTAGTTCAATTTTTAAAATCCCTTCTTATTGGGATTCTTTTGATTGGACTACAAGTCAAACAACAACTGATCAGATTCTTTGGATAGATGCAGTTTCTCCTTATAAATTTAGAGACATACCTAGTACAGATGGCGTTTCAGCTCTACCTGTAGGTTTTGTTTCTAACTGTTTTGGTCTATGGAGAGGTTCATTGATCTATACTTTCAAGATTGTTAAGACTGGTTTCCATGCTGGTAGATTGCGAGTTTTCTTCGTGCCTTATGAAGATGCTACTAATTTACCAATTGGAAGTGCTCCTTCTAATGAAATTGAAAAGAATTATCAAGTTGTTGTTGATATTGAAGAAAATGATACATTTTCATTCAAAGTTCCTTATGTTGCTACTAAACCGTGGTTTCATACTACAGTTTTTGGACAAGGAACAAGTGCTGTACGATCTAGTACTGGCTATGTGGTTGTAACTATTTTAAATGAGTTACGCGCAGTTAGCACAGTATCTCCCTCCATTCAAGTTTTGGTCGAAGTTTCAGGAGGTGATGATCTTACATTTGCTTGTCCCAGAGCACCTACTTTTGTGCCAGGACGTATTGCAGCTGTTGAGGAAGAAGAGATGAGTAATGATATTATTCGTAAACATGATGCCCAAGTGTTTGGTACAGGAAGTGAAGTTCCCCGTAACGAAGCACAATTGCTTTATGATCCCAATTCCATTAGTGTCTTGGATCCTACGACAAATTGGTCACCAGAATCACACTGTATTGGAGAAAAGATTGCTTCTGCTAGACAATTGATCAAACGTACAAACTATGTTGGATCAGTTATTGAAAACAGAACAAATGAAAATGATCCTAATGTTAGTGTGAATTTTACGACAAATAACTCTTTGGGTGTAATTAATCCTTTTGGACTGCAGATTGATAATAACGTCACAAATTGTGATTATATTAGCTATTTTGCATATATCTATGCTTTCTTTAGGGGTGGCATTCGTATCAAAATAGCTGGATTATCACAAAGTGCTGATGGTCCTCTTGTCGCTTCAGCAGTTCCAGATGGTATATGGTTTTCTAAACCATATTCCACCTCAAATATATTTGTAAAAATGTTTAATTCAACCGATGCTATCATGAATAGTATTTATAATTTCAATGCAAAAATAAATCAAATTCTTGGTAAAATTGGTTGTCAACAATTACAAATTTATGGAAATCCAACATCTAATTCGTACATTCATCCCATCTTTTCTGATTCTAATTCAGCTGTAGTTGTTTCAAATAATGTGGAGGGAGTGACTGAAATTGAAGTACCTTATTACAATTCCACTCACTTAACGCCTGCATTATTTGTGCAACCAGGAGACAATTTGTTTCCAATAAACACTGTTGCAGAATCTGAGGGTGCATATCCAGCTCCAGCTCTTGTTTTTGGTACTTTGCCTTACAGTACTAATTTTGAACTCTTGCAATCATATGTGAGTAGTACTGGACCCAATGTATTTTCAACCATGGTTGCATCAACGCAAACTATATATCATGTATATAGATCAGCAGCTGATGACTATGGTCTACATTATATAATGGGTATTCCACCACTAAAGAAACTGGCAAATTCCAGCAACCAACTTTTCATACCACAAATTCCTTAGAATGTTACAGCATTTTAATGTTTTGTGGTATTCTTTCCCACATCGACCCGCCTACCAAAAACCCAGGCGATATATACAACTACTCCAAGGAGTAAAACAACGAAAAACGAACTAACATGCTTACGTGTGTGTGCGACGATAATATTTATATTTAAATATTTGTGCACACATGGAACTAGTGTACGCACTAGTTTAGATATGCATTAAAAATCGTATGGCCGTACTTTTGTAGAAATACAACTGATTAGCGGTGCATATCGAAAGTATGTTATTAAACGAACTTATAATAATCTTAAATTATTATATTTTATTTTATTGTTTTAAATTTAAACGAATTTGTAATAACCTTTTGTTATTGCATCTAATTGTGCAAGCTCCTTCGGGGGTACTAAGTTTTTCTCACTTTTCTTAGCTTATTGCAATAAGTGTAATTTAAATTTTAGTTTTAAGTATATATATTGGCT